CTCCGCTTACGGCAACGTTCGCCCTCGCCGATGTGGTTACAGTGCCAACGCCACTGGTGGCGGAAACCCCGGTTACGGGAATATTCGCACTGGCAATAGTCGTTACACTGCCGACTTGTCCGGTTGCGGACACTCCGGTTACATTTGTGTTTGCCCTAGCAGATATTGTTACGTTGCCAACACCACTGGTGGCAGACACCCCAGTTACTGGAACATTCGCCGTAGCAATAGTCGTTACACTGCCAACAGAAGCTGTCGCAGAGACACCAGACACGCTAACGGAAATAGATGTTCCCGCCGATCCGGCAAGCGGGGCGCTTGCTACTGGGTAAAATCCAAGCATGGGGCCTTAACCCCTCCTACAGGGCTTATACGGCTATAAAGAACTGATCTATTTATTTTTAAGGGGGCGGCCCATCCCAAGGAATGGTTGCCGGATCATTTGCCATAGTTTCATACAAAGCAACTACATCGAACTGAGCCCCAGTGTCGTTTGGATCTGCCGTAAAGGGTATCCATCCATACCGGGGATGATTGATTTCGCAGTCAATTATGGTTTCATTAAAATACCTAGCGTTTCGATATTCCATTATGAAATCCTCAAAAATAGTGAAGCAGAGGCGGCATTAGTACCTGTTCCGGTATTTCCCATTAGCTTCCATGTACCCGAAGCACTGGCACCGCCGCCGCCACCGTTTGCATTCGAGTAAATTATGGCTGATCCTGCGACAGTAGTTCCCGGAGTAGCTGCTGTTAATGTGCTAAAGCGCATTAATCCGTACGAACCAACATCACCAATACCGGCAGCAGCAGTCGCGCCCAGTGTTTGTGCAGTGCTAATAGTCGTAACAGTGTCCGCTAAGCGACAAACATCAACTCGCACACCATAAGTACTTACTCCATTCCAGCCCATTAAAGTTGGGTAAGTTGCCGTCCACGCAGAACCGGAGTTTGTGTTATTTACAGCACCTCCGCTCGGTGATGTACCATTCGAAGCATCAAAGATAACATGGTTATTGCCGTAGTTCTTCCACCCAATAAGACCAACGACATTGGGTTGGGTGTTGACAGTTGCCCAATCACCCTGAACCGCCTGCCGCAAAAAGTTACCCGTCACAAATGCGGTGGTCGCAAGCTGAGTGGTGTTTGTCCCTGCGGCTGCTGTGGGCGCTGTTGGCGTCCCAGACAAGGCGGGAGAAGCCAGCTTGGCATACCCCTGTCCAACAACATAAGCCGTAGTGGCAATCTGTGTGGTGTTGGTGTCGGCAGCCGCTGTGGTGGAGAGTGGGGTTCCCGTGAATGTCGGAGAATCAGAAAGAACAACAGACGCCGTCCCGGTGCGGGTGGCGAAGCCATCATAGTTGGCTTCCCAAGCCGCAACGGTGTTACCTGCGGTGCTGACGCACGTAACCAAAACACCCGTGCCTACAAAAACCTGAATAAGGTTAGCGCCTGTAGACGTTCTCACCTGAAGAAAGGAGGTGCTTGCTGCCGTTGATTCGTTGAAGATATAAAAAGCCCAACCAGTGGCAAGTGTCGCGGTGGACGGAAGATCCACAGTCTGCGTAGTGCTACCAGTGAAGATCTGGAAATATGTACTTGCATTGGTCAGGGTCGTGGTGCCAGCCGCAGTTGCGGTCGTGGTAAACCCCATAAGATTCGATAGCCCGCCTCCTGCGGTGGTGGCGTTTGTACCGCCATTGGCTATGGGAAGCGTTCCGCTCACATGCGTTGTAAGGCCAATCTTGCCGTAGGATGGGGCTACACCAACGCCGCCAGAAATGAGAGCATTACCCGTGGCAACGTCTGCAAGCTTCGCAAGGGTGTTTGTAGCACCCCCCACAAGAAGATCACCAACTGCATAAGTGTTTTGTCCCGTACCGCCATTCACGGCGGGAACGGGGAACAAGTCTGCGGCAAGAGCCGTGATAAACACCTGAGCCGTCCCAGACAGGGACAGCAGGGATCCAGTTGAGGACTGAGTAAGAGTGCGAGAGAGGGTTGTTCCGGTGCTGGTGTATGTTCCAGTACCGACCTCCCAAGCAGTGCCGTCCTCAATGCAGTAACTTACGACATCAGCATTTGCCACGCCAGCCGCAGCAAATGTCTGATATCCAGTAACAGCGGACCCAAGCGTTATCGTGCCTGTGCCAGTTGTCGCTGTGGACATTCTGGCGCGGTTGACTAACTTGCCCATTTAAGAAGCCTTATGCGATACGGATGATCGCGTTGGTCGCATCCGCAAGGGGGAACACAATGGTGAAGTCGCCGTTGGACGAAGACCTGTCCGAACCAAATCCCAGCGTAATGGTGGCGGCATTCGTGGCGTTCGCATTGTAGATCAACGCGCCGTTGGCTGTGATTGTGGAGGAAGCCCAAGTCGTGTCGGCAAAGTCTGTGATCGCCGTTGTGGTCGGGCTTGTCGGGGTCACATTTACGAGCGTGTTGCCGCCCGCAGTGTATCCGGTCCCGGTGATCTCGTTGGTCGCAGTGTAGGCCGTGGCTGTCGCATCAAGGGTGGATGTGCTTGTGTAAAGCGCAATCTTGAAAGTGTTGCCAGTGCCGTTTGTGAAGTTGTGCTGACCCTGCAAAAGCTGACGCTTGAAGCTGGTGCAAAATGCTGTGGTGACGGGCATTAAAGTCTCCTGATGATTTCGGCCATGTCGTGGTGGCCTTGTTTAGATAATTGTGCCGCAAGAGTCGTGCGGTCTGACCTTACGACCTGTTTCATGTAATGAACGATCACGGGCCTGATCTGGTCCTTGAACGCAATTGCCTGATCCCTGATCGCGGGGTGTGATTCGGTTGAAATAAAGATAAGCTTTGTCAGCAAATCTTCTGTAATTTCTTCCGGAGAAAAACCACGGTTGTTTGTGGTTTTGACCAAAAACGATCCTACGGACCCAAATCCTTCACTCATTAGCTTGCTCTAATCCTTGCTTCGCCATTGCGGTATGTATCGGACCTATTTCGTCCCTCACCAATAACCCGGAGGGCCTCAAGAGATTCCTTGTACTTAGCAGCATACAACGAAATTAAATCAGATTCACCTTTGAGGTATGTGTATGCTTCAAGCAAACAACCATACAGAAGCGTGTTTTCGGCGTTTTCACTGAGCCATGTGCCGGATGTTATAGTGACAATCGACGGAGGCTCATAGAAATAGTGAAGTTCAACAGGATAATTTGAATCAGGCGGGGGGGCAATCAGCAAAGTATCGTTGTCGAAGATTGCGTAGTAGCGCGGCACACCTGTTGTGGTTGTGTCTGGGTAGGCTTCGCGAAGGAATGCAACCTCCTTAGGCAGGAGATATTCATAGGTGCCGTTATTGTTTACGGCGATAGAATACGTTGAAAGGTAATCTGCCGGGGTAGATAGATATCTATTCCCAGAAGAAAAAACACCAGTAACGTTCTTCTTCAGCACCGGGATCTGCACATCGTAGTAGATGCGCTGTTCAGCCTGCTGGATAATGGTGTTCATGTCGGTTGTTGAGATACCGTTCTCATCAACCTGCAAGTATCCCTGTATCGCCGATACAATCTGTGCGTAGGTGAAGGCCATGTTAGCCCTGCTTCTCCGAAATCTTCAGGCCCTTTGTGGCAGCACCGCCGCCACGCATCTTCATGGGCTTCTTCAGCACCTTCATATTGCCCACATTCACACCACGCCGCATACCACCTTCAACGGTGGCGTCAGACGGGAGCGCAAGTCGTGCGTTCTGCTTTGCCATTTTCTTTGTCCTATCTAAACAAATTTGCCGCGACCGCGACCCTTTGTGGCACAACCGCCACCGCGCACTAGACCGCCACCCTTGTAAACATTCCCACCGTTCGGAAAGAAATGATTCACAATTCCAGCCCAATCCTTCGGGACCGGGCCCTTTGTGGGGGTAGGCTTAGGTGTTGTTGTGCCACCACCAGTTCCGTCTGTTGGGGGAAGCGCCGGATCTTCAATCGCTGGCTTGTCTTCAGCTGGGGGCTTATTCCCAGCTGGGGGTTTCTTTACAGCTACCGGAGCCTTGCTGGAATTTACCGTAATGACGGGATCGCTTAAGGACGGCGGGCCAGTCCGTGGGTCGCCCGCTAAAACGCTTTCGGAATCTCGAAAAATCTTCGATGGATTCGCTGGCGATATGCTGGGTCTGGTGTTCGGCTTAATAGTGCCAACAATGCCAGCCCGAGGATCACGCGCCGCAACGCTTTCGATGTCCCGAAAAATCTTGGAAGGGTTTACTGGCGATATGCTGATTGTGGGTTTACGCTTTGGGAGTGCCATTACTTCATCCTCGGTTTCTTGACGCCCTTAGCGGCGCAACCACTACCCCTTACAA